TATTGCATACTCATAGGTTCTTTGTAATAAATTTACTTTTGAATTAGCAGGAATTGCTGCTGTTGAAACACTTGTTGTATAGTTTACATTACGTACTACTAACGCATCAGCAGGTAAACTAACTACTGGGTTAGAAGCTGTAAATGAAAAAGTAGAATAATTATCTAGACCTGGGTCATCCAGTTCTTTAATTAATCTACCTTCAGCTTTTTCTATTAGAAAAGGTATTTGATTCTCAAACTCTGTTGAATCATTTTCTATTGTATTTATTATATCAGTCTTTAAAAAAGAATAGGATGGCATTTAGTTATCCTGTTATTAAAGTTACACTACCTGCATCTGGTGTAGAAATAGTAACTGTTGCACTACAAAGTACACCCATTTCTCCAAAGTACATATCTGATTCTGCACTTGCAGGAACTTCATAAGTTATTACTGCTCCTGTTTTATCTCCAATAGCAATTACTCCTGCTACAGTAGAATAGGAATGAACTCCTAATATTCTAGTTCTTCCTGTGGTGCCAATGATAACTCCATCTCCACCTCTTTTATTAACTGTTCTTATATTTGTAGCCATGTTGTTTCCTTAAATTAGGAAGGGTACGTTAATACCCTCCCTAGTTATTAATGGTTAAGCACCTTGATTACCAAACCAACTTCTCCAATCAGACACACCAAAAGAATATCTTTCTCTTGCCTTGAATCGTAAGTTACCAGTATCAAAGTCAGGCTCCATCTTGGTTTGTAAAGGTGTTCTGTTGAACATCTTTGAACCATTAGGAACATCAGTTTTTATAAACCATGCATTAGCATCTGTAAATCTTCTATTAGTAAAGTATCCACTTGGGAAAACTCCTAAGTTCTTTACAGAGTTTAAGTCATTGTCTGCACTACCCACAATACCTGGTGTATTTAATAATACATCAGTAGTAAACATTAAGTCTACTGGTACGTGTATAGATACAGCAGAAGAACCAATTAAGATACCTCTGTCATCTTTAAACTTTTGTATTGCTATGACAGCAGATTCTAAAGTACCTTCAGCAATCGCTGCTGCTGTACTTGTATTACTCTGGTTGCCATCTCCAACAGTTGGATGTGCAGCATTAAATAAACTTACTCCATCTCCTTGTGCTGTAGCAAAACCTTGGTTGTATAATTCTGCAGCCTTTACTTGCTTAGTATTAGCCATAGCTCTTGCTAATCCTTTTGCTCTTAACTTTGCAAAAGTATCATAAAGGTTATCTTCCATTGCTTCTTCAGTAATCGCAAATGCTAAAGCTATAGTCTCGTTTGTATATCGAGATGTATAACTCTCACCTGCGTCATCATAAACAACAGCAGCTCCTTCATTTTTAGTTGGAGCAGTACCAAATCCTGTAAAGAGGACTTCCTCTTCAAAAGACCTATCTGAATTTTCTACTTCATATAGTGGTTCATGCTCATTATTAACTTCTCCATACTCAATCCCAAATACTGCATTCAATCCAGGAAGGAGTTCTTTGCTTATCGCAGCTCTATTTATAGCCATATTTTATTCTCCTTTATTAACCTGTTATTGTTGCTGTTATGTAATTATCCATATGCATATTAATACGTACTTCATACCAAGGATATGCATCTGTTTCTCCTGCTGATACTCCAACACCTGTATCCCAAGGTGCTCTACGTATTACTCTTAAGTTACTGACAGCATTAGTATCACCATCACCATCTATTACATATGCACTCATACCAGTTTTATGACTTCCTGTACCTGGAACCCAAGGTGCATTTTTAACACCTATTCCTGTTGTATGTTCAGCAGCAGTAACTGCTATATTTGATTGAATAAAAAATGTTTGTTCAGGGTCACTTGCAATGTGAATTTTTACATCAGTTGCTGTGGTTCCACCTGTAAAACTTCTAGCGAATTTCTGTTCTCCATTAGCATTTACGAAACTACATCCTTGAAAAACACCTGCAGCTTTTGAAGATGCTGCAACTGTACAAGGTTGAATTGAACCATCATCACCTATAAAAATAGGGTCTCCAGTAAAAATATCTGTAGGTATTAATGCTGAAGCCACTTTAGGGCTTGCAGGATTCAAATCAATAGTTCGTATACCAGTAGAGTTAGAACCATCACCATTTTTCTTAGCGAGGACTAATCCTCTTGGGGCATTATTTTCTGCCATAGTCTAATCTCCTTTGATTGTTATTAAAAGCAACAAAAGATTTACTTCTGAAAAGTAGGTTGTCTACCTTTTGTTACTGTTGATTTACTTGAATTAGAAATGGGCATACTAGAATTATTTCCTCTCATTAATTGACTATTAACTGCATCCATTAATTGGTCAGATTTATTTCTGTAAAACTCACTTCTACTTTGGAATAACTTGGTAGGTATTTTACCTAACGCAATGTCGCCACGAGTGACTGCTCCAGAGTATCTTCCATCCATCTTCACGAGTGATGTTTGTTCTAATTCAGGTACTTCTTTAATATCAACAAATTGCCAACCTTCTTGCATTTTTTTACCAATATATTTAAAATCATCTTGACCTTTAAGAGTTATTCTTAACCATCCAAGAGTCATTCCTTCGCTATTGAAACGATTTCTTACTGCATCTGGTATATATAAATTATCTTGTTCTTCAAACTGATAAGTCATTTCTTCGTTAGTATTATTTTCTCTAAGTTGTGAACTACGTGTATTGATTCGTGTTGTCATTATTTACCTCCACGTTGCATATTTATTGTTGTATACTCACCATCAGCACTTGTTGCTTTTAGTTTTTCTTGAGCATATTGTTCAAGGGGTATATTCCATTTGTTAGCTAATCTTACATCTTCTTTTGAAAGCTTAACTTTCTTATTAGAACTAGGAGTGCTACGTGTACCTCCTGCAACCACTTGAGCAGGTGACGTTTCCTGCTTACGAACTTCTTCAACCTCTTCAGCTTTTTCTTTATATCTATGAGGAAAAGCTTCTTTTAATCTATTATCTACTTCTGAATAATAATCATCATCAGTAGGATTAAATCCTTCTTCTTTTAAATCTGCATCTATTGCTAGAGCAGCAGCAGTTCTTATTTTATCTTCACCAAACCAATCATTTTTTTCTGCCCAACTTTGTGCCTTTGGGTCTGGAGTTGGTTGTTGTTGATATTGAGGTTGTTGTACTTGTTGTTGTGTCTGTCTAACCTCTGGTTCTTTAAACTGCATTTTTGTTGCACCAACTGATTTTAAATCATTCTGTGCATCATTTAGAAACTCTTGAGCCTTTAATATTTTTTCAGCATCTCCATCTTGATGTGCTGTTGTATAAGCACCTCTAGCTAATTCTAACTTATCTTTTAATTGTTTTTCAGTTGCGTCTAAATTTAATTTACTTATATTGGTAAATTCTTTTTGTGTATTATTTAAACGAGAATTTAATTCTTCATTCTGTTTAATTAATCTAGCAACTTCATCTTCTTTATCTTTTCTTTGTTTAACTAGTTGTCTTATTCTTTTTTCTGCACCTTTAGTTTCAATACCTTGAAGTTCTTTTGGCTCTTCTTTTTTTACTTCAGGTTCTACTTTCTTAGGTTCTTCTTTTTCTACTTCATATTCTACTTTTTCTTTTTCTGGTTCTTCTGTTTTAACTTCATTCCAAGATTCTTCTTGCATTGTTTATTCCTTTTCGTTGCTAACGAGACATACGAGTTACGTTATACTTATTATTATACTATATTATTTTAAAGTATGCAAGTACTATTACACACTATGTTTAGATAAATTAAAGGTAGGGTCTAAAGTCTTAGGACTTTCTACCTTCATTATCACTTGGTCATCAAATAATAGTATAAACTTTAAACCTTTATACTTTATCTTTTGACCTGCATGTTTGCCATAACAAACATAATCACCTTTTTTACACCAAGCTCCTTTAGGAAATTTATCTTTATCATTGTAAGCTAAATCACCTAATGCTACAACTTCTCCTACTGTTGTAAGATAAGCCATATCATCTCTTGTAGAGTCTGGTAACAAAATACCTCCTTTAGTTTTTTGTTTAATTGAAACAGGTCTTACTAAAACATGAAATCCTGGAAGTTCTGGTAGAACATCTGGATTAGCTTGTTCTTCTTTTGAAAGCCAAGCATCATTCTTAATAACTTTTCCCATGTTTACTTGTTGCATTATTCTTCTTCTCCTTCATACATTTTTTTTGTTATAGTTTTAATAACCTCAATAGACCATTCAATTCCTTGTATACGACCTACGAGTTGTTTATAATTAGCAAAGTTATCTGCTTGTCCATTTGCTAAATTAATTCTTAATAAGTTAAGCTCCTCGTCATATTTACGAAGAGCTTCATTAGATACTTCCATTATAGTTCAGCACACGCATAACAATTTATTTCTAAGCCTACACTAATTTCTTTTATAATTGGTTGTTTCCACATATTTTTATTCTCCTAAAAAAATACTGGGCAGTTTAATTACCACCCAGTATAAATTAATTATTACTGGTCTGCAAATGCAGGAGCATCAGCACCTTCTTGATAACCTGAAACATACCAGTTTGTACTATCTTTTGCTATAAAAGTAATTTCAAATAAACCAAAATCTTCTAAAGTTAATTGTGAATTTGAACTACCATTTGGATAAACACTTGCAGGTGTACCAGTTAAATGTATTACACCTCCAAGAAAAAAATTAGTATTTCCAGGTGTTATAAAAATAACATTTTCTGTTTCTTCTGCTCCTCCTCCACTAATAAAAGTGAATGATAATCCTGCAGTTGGAGCAGGTAATGTAATAGTTCTATTACTAGCTAAAGCAGGAACTACATTTACTCTACCACCATTAGCTGCTGCAGTCATTGTTTTATCTTCATCACCTAAAGCTACTGGAGCTGCAACAACACCATTATTACCAAATGTAATATTTTCTGTTATTGCTCCTGTACTTGAATCTTTTGTAACACCAATAAAGCCATTCTCAGCTCTGACTGGTCCATTAAAAGTTGTATTCGCCATAATTTATTCTCCTTAAATAAAATTAACCTATAGTCTTGGCTTGTCTGCTAGGGCAGTCTATAGGCAAAAAATATCCCTAGTTGTTCTTTGCATCTTGAAGTACAGCTTTAGACATTACATCTAATAGTTTCATACTTCTTTGTGTTTCATCTAATGTTTCCATTTGAGCTACTTTTTCTAAAGCTTGTGTTCTTATTTTTTCTAAATCAAGTTGAGTTTTTTGTTCTGCTATTTCTGACTTAGCAATTAAATCTAATAACTTCATTGTTTCTTTACTTTGTCTATCAAGGTCAGATTTTTCTTTCTTTAACATAGCATTTTGACCTGCAACTCCTGCATCTTTCATTAACTTAGCTTCTTCTAGTTGTAGCTTCTGAGCATCTAATGTAGACTCAACATTTAGTTTAGCTTCTTCCATTTTTAATTCTTTTTCTTTTAATCCTACTTCAGCTTGTTTTAATGCAACTAATTGTTGTTCAGGTGATTGAGCTTGACCTAAAGCTTGATTAGCATTTAATACTTGTTTAGCAGCTTCTGCCATAGCCATCTCTCCTATATTAGGTTGTTGTGCTTGTTCTGGAGGTAACTGTTCTAATCCCATTCTAGTAATACCATTAACTTGTTCTTGATATTTCATAACTGAATGTTCTTGTATATTAGCTTCTAGTATTGGTTTTATTCTAGCCATGATAGGATTAGCACCATTCTCTGGGTCTTGTAAATAAGACATCTTTGTTTGTATGTGAGCATCATGGTTCTGACCTTCAAATGCTTTTATTGGAATACCTTTTGTTGCTGCCATAATATCTGATACTGGGTCCATCTGTTGTGGTTCTTGTTTAGGTGGAAGTATCTCTTCTATATTAGGTAAATTAGCAGCAGTTAATATTGTTCTATTTAATGCTTCTATATTAAACATACCAGGAGGTGATTGTTGTGCCATTTGGAGAGCCATTTGGCTAATCATCATTCTGTGTGCATTAGAAGGAATGTTAGGGTCGCTGACAGGGATTACATCAACCCTTCCATCAAAGTCCTGTTTAAATACACTTTGTTCAGCATAAGGAACTTCATATGGATACTCCATAGGTAAATATTCATAATCTATACGTGCAAGAATTTTAAACTCTTCCCTTTGGGATTTGTGTAATCTCTTATGTATAGCTGAAAAGAATTTACTTGAAGCTTCCAATAAAGCCATAGTAGTACCAACAGGTCCATAAGATGATGCATCAGAAACAATTTGTTCTGTGCTATCAGCAAACTTCTGACCTGTTGCTGTTATGAAACTTAACATCTGAAATAGAGTAGAGGAAGGCTCTTTATAGGGGAGAGGGATAATTGCCTTGTTCAAATCTACTCCAGTTGCTTCTATCTCTTTAAATTCACCAGGACTTATTGGTTCATTATCGCCAACAAGTCGTACACCTTTTGCTTTGAATCCTCCTGGTAAGTTTGCAAATTGACCTGCGTCTACTAGACTTCTCATAGCTGCTGTTGCAGTCATTGTAAGATTGCCTAAGAAGTGCATCAAGCCAAACCCATAAAATCCAAATCCAGGAACAAATCTGTAGTGGACAAAATGGGAAATCTTTTGTTGTTGTTTATCATCTTTCTTATAGTTTCTTCTAATACTTAAAACAATTCTAGATTGCTCTTCCACAGTAACAATGTAAGGAAGAGCATAGTCCTCTTCTATCTCAAGATAACAAT